CATGCAGCATCCATGATTGCATTGAGGGTCTCGTTACCCAACATCGCATTCCAAGCCATTTTCAGGTAGGTGATTTCGTTCGAGAACTTATCGAAGAAAGCGTCTTTGACAATACCCCAAGCGAGTCTGAGGTTGTCGGCCATTTTAGTGACACTCTCACTCATGCTCTCCATGGAGTTATTGATTGGGTCTGTGACCTTAGTCGCCCACAGGCTACCGAACCAATCAGTCAGGCGTGTCCACCTGTCACTCCACGTCTCCAAGAAATTATCAAGACCGCCTGTCAGGAGATTATAACTGTCAGCAACGAACAATGCGACAAGAGCGAGAGCGGCAGCAGGTATGGCTGCCATACCTAGCAATATGGCACCGACAGCAATAGCGATACCAGTAAATGCATATACGATGGCCTCTTTGCCCTCTTCGACCTTTCCAGTGGCTATAGCGTAAAGACCTATGACACCACCAGCGATTAATGCCATGCCAGCGAGTGCTCCGGCTGCTGTGGTGCCGAAAGCAAGTTTGACGAACGTAATGACCTTTTTCAAACCAGCCAGTTTTGTAGTAGTGAGGGCTATGGTGCCCATTATACCCATGAAAACAGGCACTGCGGCCATTAGGCCACCTGTGAGACCACCTAGATGTTCCTGACCGAGGCGGAAAGCGCTGGTTACCATAGCCATGATACCGACGACTATCCCGGCCTTAGCGCCAAATATCATAGCCACCACACCACCCATCAACATAGAACCAGTGAATAACTGCCATGCACCAGCGCCGCCTTCCCCTGTGAGGATAGTAGCAACTCCAGTCAAGGCATTGTGGAGGTGCCCATAATTTTCAGTAGCCTCTAATGTAGTCGCATTCGACCCATTCAAAGCCAAATCAGTAGCGACGAATCCAGCAGCGAGTGCCAAGAGCCCTATGGCCAAGAACGCAGCGTAAGTGCTCCCTCGAATCAACAACATCTGCCATCTAACATACTCTTCGTTGTTCTCATCCAGTTGGCTAGCCATGAACGAATGTCGGTCTCCAAGCATCTTGAGAACTGGAGTGAATTGCAATACAGTCTTGTAGGCTGCTTTCTGTGCGATTGTCATGTTCTCTACCGCTTTATTTCTGTCTGTTTCCTTTTCATACAGACCTGCAGTGGCTCTGGTCATGTCCATCAGAGCCTTGCCATAGACAGCGAACGAACCAACTGCAGTATCAAGGAAAGCGACCTTCATTCTAGATTGCATCCTCTCTATTATGCCAAATTGCTTGGATAGTCCAGCAGAGGTTGCAGTCAGGTCCTTGAAAGCCTGATTCTGAGTGTTCGCAGCCTGAGTCGCATCAGCCATTATTCCCACGCTCCATCACTGAAGGGCATGGGTCTGGAGTAATCAGTGCTCTCCACCTTCTGCCCTTGACGCTGTTGCTCGGCAGCCTGCTTAGCCTCTAGTGACTTAACTGCGGCTGCCCACGTGAACATCTGGTCGAACTCAGAAGGGGTCAACTGATTAACTTCTCGCAGGCTAACAGAATAGTGGCTCATAACTAGATAGGTAGCAGAGTCCATAGCCATTGCCACATCCCCGCTCTTCCCCTCCGACAGATAAGCCTCGATATCACCTATTCTGTCATTCCAACTAAAGGGCCACCCACCACATCCTGTGGCTGGGGTAGTAGACCAGTAATCTGAGAGAGTATTGATGGCTTCAAGGACAATATCTGAGCCTTGCTCATCTTCGGTTCTGTTCTGTCTATGGAATGCATGAGCATGTATTTCCAATACGCACCTAGGTCCATGCTCATTTCACCCGTCTGGGGATTGATGTCCATGAATTCCTTGACTGCACCTTGGGCCTCTAGGAACGTCAGTTCCTTAACCCAGACTTTCATTCCACTATCCTCATCTACGGATATGTAGTGCTCTTCGGCGGCACCATTTACCATTAGGCTATCTATGTTTTCCACTATCTTATTGTTCTCCTGACTCACTTACTTCGCCCTCCTCGGGCACTTCATCGCTTGAGGCAGCCTCTTCTGAGGGGGCCTCTGCAGACTCGTCAGGAGCCTCTTCCGAGGGGCCTGCGTCATCTGCTTCTAGGCGGGCAATGAGTTCCGCCTTGACTCCGCTAACCGTCAGACCACGCTCCGCTAGTAAGTCACGTAGTTGGGGGACAGTCATGGAATTGTAATCTAGGGTCTCTTCAACAACCTCTTCCTCGGTCATTAAGTCTTCAGGGAAGGGGTTGCCATCAGTGGCTGCAGCATCAGGATGGAAGACAGTCACTTCTTCTTGGTCAATCAAAGGCTCTTCTTCGCTCAGAGGTCTAACCGCTGGGGCAGGCTCAGGTCTCCTGTAGCCACCGGGATGCAGACTCTTTCTCACCATACTCATACCTCAGCAGTGTAATAGCGCGTCATAAGACACTACTTTGACGTGCTTTGGCTTAATCTTTAACTCGCTCTTGATAGGGGTCTTGTCATCTGGTATCTGGAGGGGGGCTTCCTCTAGGATGTAATCGTCGATGATGACAAACATCTCCTCCCTCTCAGAGCCTGCTCCATTCTTCACTAGATGAAGTGTGATGGGTTCGCTGTAAGTCTTGGACCGAGTAGTCCTGAACTCATGGAACAATAGAGGGTCTGACACGATAATCTCCATACTGGCTTCATATTCCACAGCGCCTTCAGCAACTAGGCTTGGGTTCCTGCTACCTGCGAATGGAACTTGCTCCAGTGAAGCACCACTAGTGTTTCTCGACTCCGCTAGTGGTTGTGCCCCTACGGTGTAGTATTGCTGGAGACCGTTATCCCCCTTGACGGAGAACTTGGTGACTTGGGCTATGTTCTGCCCGAAGGCCGTGATTGTCCCATTGTAGAAGAAGAACGGCTTCTCGGTGTTGGGTGCTATGCCTGCTGCTTTTCTCTCTAGAGGGCCATTGCCGACGTTCTCGAACATCCTGTGAGCGGTGAACCTGTCTCCGGGGTTGCTGTTCTCCAATCTCCCTGTGTCCGTGTAGCACATGAGAGCGTCGAAGTTGACTGTCATCTTCACCTCAGCGTCTTGGTCGGCTGTCAACTCGAAGTCCTTGACCTTGCAGCCCTTGAAGACCCTAGTCAATTGCTTGGAGTCATTGGCAGAATCTGGGGCGTTGCTGCTTTGCGAGCCAGTGTAACTACCCGTGCCGTATGAGTCGACGTCTCTGGTCCTGATGCTTGTCTCCAATGAGAATGAAGGGACTTGGGAGCCTTGCCAGATGGCTCTCTTCTGCCTGTTCTGTATGTTACCGAAAGTGGTTGCCCCTGTTTCAAAGTTAGGGGAACCAGTGGCGTTGTTATCTGCCACTACTATCCTATTGACGGCTTTACCTGCAGCGTGGTCGAAGTTGAATGGGTCATCGACGTAGATACGCACGAATTTATTGGTGCTGTCTACTGCTGTGACTCTGCGTATCTCGCTTCGTATGCTGGAATGGAACTGGGTTTCATTCCCACTAGTGCCCCACTTGGTCCTTGCAGTAGGCTCATCAGAGTAAGGAGTAAGGACCTCGTCGGTGTCGACGACCGTGATGTAATCACCGACATTAGGCATCGTGCCAGTCGAAGCGCCTATAACGACGTTTCTCATGAAGCCAATGTAAGTAGAGCCCTTGGGTATGGCCTCCACATTTGTGCCATTGTCGATTTCTGCATAACCCGAAGGTGCAGTGTTGTAAATGGCCTCATGCCCTAAGGCGTAATAGAGCCATCGAGGACTATGCATCATAGTCTCGAGGGTCCCTCCTTCGTTCTTCAGGCTCTGGGGCTCTTGCACGACCACGTCACGCCCTACGCCTACTACGTGCGAGCGCTTGATTGTGACAGTCGTCTCTGGAAGAGTGACCGTGGCAGCGAGTCCTACGAACTGGTCTGTCAGGACCGTCTCGTCACTGGCTGCTGCGTTGGAATCATAATCCATACCGACGTCTATCGTAGGCAGGCCGAGCGACTCGAAGATTAACTCATCACCAGCACCAGAGGCACCAGTGCTCTTCATGGCGGGAGTCACTTGTATGGTGTCACCGCTATTGGAGACCACTCTGTATTGATGCCCGTTGCTGTAATCGTCACTGGAGTAATTACCACCGCCGATGACCCTCATCGCAGCACCTACCATCATACCAGCAGGGTATCGCAGTTCACCAGAAGAGGTAGAGAAAAAGGATTTCGCGTTGCTCGCTACCGAACCTGAGGGCATCAGCGTGATTGTGCTCACATCGCCACTAGTTGCGATACTGAAAGTCAGGCCACCAAAAGCCCCGTGTGTCAATACTAATCCGGTCTCATGACCGAATGTTACTTCTGCTAAATCCCCACGATACACTGTCGATGGCATGTCGTCTCAACCTACGCGATTAACTCCGAGAAAATAACTATTTCGACTTGGAAGGTCATTCTATGCAAATGTTTGGTCCTATCTGACAAGTCTGTTCTCGTTTTGAATAGTAATCTGTCGCAGTTCTGGCCATCACCTTTCCTCTTCAGATGGACTATCCTGCGAACCTCGTCTTCCATCTTCATCAACTGGCTCCTACCTCGAACTGTGCGTATGTCCACAGTCACGTTGATTCGTGTGTGGACGAAGTCGTAGAATACCTCTGGTTGCTCCTCGCTGTGGGCAGTCTCGTATAGGAACACCGCATCACTGCGATTCAAGTCGAACCTCTTGCCTCTACCGGGGTCGAGAGTGGTAATGTCCATTATGACAGGCTTCCTCTGTCCCGTATTGGCTCTGTTCCAATTGTCGTCGAACACACTCTGCATGAAATCGACAGATTCCTTAGCCATCACTCAACCCTCCACAGAGGCTTCTCAGCAACGGCCTGTCTGACCGCCGTCTTGATGATAGGCTCCAATTCAGCCTCTGGGACTGGCCTACCAGTCTCATCCACGACTTGCCCTTCTGATACAGTGTGACCGTATTGGGTAGCAGCAGCGAGTAGGAAGACCCTGCCCTCATCGGAGAATATGAGCCCCTCCCACATCTTAGCGTGAGCCTCGGGATTGATGAGGTCCCTTATTGCAGTTTCAGCATCAATCAATGTTCATGACCTCCATGTATCGGGGGAGAGTCTCAGCCACTTGGGTCTTTAATAACTGATACTTAGCACCCAAGTCTATGTTCTGAGTGCCTTCTGGCATCAAGACGCTACGGTCATCCGAGAGAAGCAGGTCCATTGCGACCATCTTAGTGCATATGTCCTCTATGGCCTTCTCCACATATCTCTCTCCGTAGACATAGGAAGCCTTCACTGAGTTCCACTGGAAGTAGGGGTATGTGTTATTGAAGTAGACTATACCGAGGTCGTAGTCACACCACCAGTCACGTAGCCTAGCCTCATCACCAGTGGTGGTGCCGAAGTAGTCTATCTTGAACTGGTATTGAGTGAGAACAGTGCCATTTGCTGCCGAAGCCAAAAGCCCACTACTAGCAAGGTCAGTCACCCCTGTGAGCATAGTATCTGTCTTTCCTGTGTAATAGGCGCACTTGACAGAGGAACCCGTGCCTGTGCAGATGATACCGAAAGGGGACAATGCAGAGGTGTCTGCCATGCTAATGGTTTGATTACCAGCATGCCCACTAGTAACAGTCACAGACACAGTCGTCAAATTGGTAGCAGACATGCCATTGAGATTGGTGAAGCCCAGTGTTGCATTCTCCCCTGCCTCACCACGATTCATACTAGTAACTTTCAATTTAGAGTTTCCGTAGTCAGCATTAGCAGAAGCCATAAACTCATGATGCACATTAGCAGTAGTGCTGCCGCTAGTTTCAGTAGAGGTTTCAAGATTAAATGAAGGAGTAAAGACGACAGCGTCTTTCTTTCTTCTAAGGTCCTTGTTAATGAGGTCAGCAAGTTGTTGAGCAGCGTTGACTCCATCGAAATCCGCACTCCATGTTGATGACGTTGCCCCTACCCGCAAACTTGCTACACCGCCTCCTCCGGGGCATAGGAATAAGTAATCATTGGTAGTCAAAGCCGAATGGTCACTTATCTCCAAGCGAGCCTCTGCAGCACCGACTTCCCTGTATTCCTGTCCTTGCCAGATTTCGAGCCTCAGAATCTGCTGGACGTTGCGGAACATCAAAGGGACCGTCCCCACATAGTCAGTGTAATAACGCCGTCTATACGGCTTGTAGGTATCGAAATTGAGGTATTCTGCCGTCTGTAGCATCGGCCTCCATGAATTGTTAGTGAGATTGTCTATCTTGTCCTGCATGCGGAGTATCATGGTCTCCACAGCCTTGCGTGTCACACCCCTCCTCTTGCCATTGGTGAAGGACTGCAGGTTCTGGACAGTGGCATTGTCTGCGGTGTCATAGTCCCCTAACACATCGCCACTCCAAGACAGCACCACATCAGTCCCGTCTCTAGCGACCCCAGTGAGAGTGACTGTGTCACCCAACTCGACATCACTGGCCAATTCGACCTCGTCACCTACCTCGAAACCGACCAGTCTCTGGTCAGCGGGGCTTATCTTCAGGCTTGTCTTCTGGCCGACAACCGCAGACACATCAGCAGTCAGGTAGACTGGGTCTGGGAGTGGTATCTGGAGTATGTCAGCGACCTTCTGCGCTGTGGTGTATATGACTTGGTCAGGGAATAGAGGCCGTGGCTCGCGTTCGCCTGTGTTGAATACCACTGGCATCTACTCTTCCTCCTGTGCTGTAGCGAACCTTGGGTCAAAGAGTGTGGGTTTCTCGAACTTGGATGACCTTTCCTCCCGCTCTCTCTTCTCCTCAGCGCGTAGAGCGACTTTCCGCCTTTCTTCATTGTATCCCGGCTGGTCTTTCAACCGCTTCGCCTTGATGACAAGCCAAGATGCGTCTAGAGGGTTCATACCTGTGTGTCCACCTTGCCTAGATTATACTCCATCGGTTTGCTGCATGCACCGCAGCGTTCTAGGTAGCAGAAGTGGAGCATACCACAATGCTTGCATCGTGTCCCACTACCTATGTCGAGCACGTCCCGTATATTACGAGAACGAGTGTTCTGCTCTTGCATTTGGCCAGCGAGCCGCTCGCGTGGACTTGCGTCCATGCGAACAGACTCGCCGGTTGCGTATTTCCAGCCTTGTTTGGACTGTCGTCGGAGGTCTTCAGCATCCATGGTTGACCACCTCAGGTGGCCACCACTACGTATAGATTACCCGCCATGACATAACTCGTGACGCCCTTGATGTTGTTGATTCCATCTAGGACCTCTACCACGGACCCGGAGGTCGTGGACAAGTCTGTTGCCTGCTCAGGCGTAAATTCGTAGACTGCTACGGGCATGGGGTCTTACCCCCAATCACCGCTTACCAAGCGCCATGAGCCTTCCATCTCTACCTAAATCGGTAAAGGCCACGGAAGTGCCATTGATTGCTGCGGTGTGTGCGGTTGCCGTGCCGTCAGTAGCCTGCACCTGAACCATGAGAATCTCACTCATGTAATCAGATAGGTCAGCGCTAGAGTCACCACTAACTACTGTCCCTGTCACTACTATCATGTTGCCGAATACGCTTGGTCTCTCATCTGAAACAAATGCCATACTTAATCCTCCTCTTGTGCGACCTCAGCACCGAGCACTTCTTGAACCTTGTCTATCATCTTCGACTTTGTGGCGCGGAGGCCGGACATTTCTACTCCTTGCTCGAACAGCCATTGTTGTATGTCTGCTTTGAGCCAATTCATGTCCGGCACCCCGTCACCGTCGTCTCCGATAATCCCTTCGTGGAATTCAACACCTGCGTAGTCTCCGGTGATATTCCAGTTCTCCAAGTCCATCTCTGCTCGGTGCGCGTCCAACCACTGCTGGGAGACCTCAACAGGCTTGTGCCTGCTGAAGCCATCCACGGGACCGTATCGCGGGTTAAAGAACCGCGTCGGACCTCTCCAGTGTATTGTTGGCACCTAGGTCACCCCGTATCAGCCAGCGATTAGCGTAATCAAGGTCGTGTCGGTAGCGCCACCGACAGTGAAGGTTAGTTCACCAGTCTCGTGTGCGACTACTGTCACTGCTGCGTTCAGGGCTTCGTCGGTATCCGTGTTGTTCGTCAGGTTCAAGACCGCGAAGATGCGGCTCAGACTTGAGTCGTAGGCGTTCACTGCGAACTTCTGCGTGGTGCCTGTGTCACCAGTGACCATGACTGAGATTAGCCTCAGACCGGCTACTGGGACGTTGGTCCCTGCATCGTTCACGGCAGCGAAGGGGTCTAGGTTTCCGGGGTATTTGTCTGCTGCCCCTCCACCAGATAGCCATGCTGTGTTTGCCGCCATCGTTCCGTCTGCGTTCGGTGCATTCAATGGTGCACCGGGCGTGTTCCCACCGATTGGTAGGTCCAGATACGTCGTTGTTACTGTTAGGTTTGTGTGTGATGTTACTGTTGCCATACTTGTTCACCTCTATTATCTCTCTCCATCAACCTCACTTAAGGTCTCGGATTGAACCTCCTGCTCCGAAGAAGGAATCCCACACCTCACCCATGGTTCGGTAGAGCCCCTCTTGGCCTAGTCTGTTGATGGCGAATGGGTCACCAGTCTCGATACCCGACTCGAAGTATTGGGTCGGGATGGCAGTCTGGAACCACAGATAGTCAGTATCGAAGTAGTAAATCCTCGAAATCGTATCCGTCTTGACGTCCTTGGATGGAATCAGAGGCACACCGTTGTAGGTTGCCACGATGAATCCAGCCTCGATACCGGGAACACCCTTCACTCCGTTGTAGGTTGGTGTGACCCTCTTCGACTCCATGAACCTCTGCTGGCTCTGTAGGAGTTGCTGGACACGCATCAGGGTATCATACCCAGTCAGCATGACCTTGGGGTTACCACCACGGGTCCAAATCTGCTGGAACAGTCCGTCCAGTTGATTCAGGCTCAGGTTTCTCTTTGCGCCTGCAGACTTGTCGCCAGCGCAATCTACCTCAGCACTGTGGAAGTCCTTGGTTCCATCTCTCGTGATTGAGTAGATGTCGTGCTTTGTCATGGCGCTCACGTGAGCAGGGGAACCGCTATCGTCCATCTTGTCTGGGTCCGAGGTTAGTCGGTCCAGAGACTCTAGGTTGTTTCCTGCAGCGACGTCTACGTCCTCCAGAAGCATCAGATTGATGTGGTCAGCGTGGTGCTTCCCCATCTCTTCCTTTAGCACTTGGCGCACATCTCCAAGACCGTCATCCTTGTCAGAAAGGAACATTGACACTTCGCTCAGGTCGAACGAGTGACCAATGGTCTTGGGCTTTGCAGCCACGTGTAGGAAGTCAGGCTTCGTGGTGTCAGGAAGCGCAGCGTTCTCAGCCAGTCCTCCACCGACAGTGAACGAAGGCTTGTCGGTGATGATTCTCCACCCACTTCGCTCCCACGGCTTCTTGGGAAGAATGCTAAACGCATTGAACTCTTGGTTCAGTTGCGACCAGACCTTCCTGCCGTATATTGCCTGATACGTCCCTGCGGTGCTGCTCAGAAGAGGAGCGTCCGCCTTCAGTATGTCTCCGCTACTGTAGGTGTATCCGGTTGTAGCCGAACCACCGTAGTAGTATCTTTCCATGTCTTGTATTGTCCTTACGTAATTACGTGCCATCAGTTCTCACCTCCCTGAAGAGCCTTTCCAGCCAGCCTGTGGACGTCGTCCCACGACATCTCGGCCATCTCTTGGGTCTCAGGAACAGTCATCATGTCTACAGATGCACTCTTGGCGATGGTCTCGCCAGTCACGGCTGGTAGGTTCTCAATCCTCTCGGAGAGTCCCAGAACAGCCTTCTGTAGGTCAGCAAGAGGTCCTCTTGCATCGAACTCGTCTCGGGCCTGCTCATTCTCAGCGGACTCTAGTTCCTTCTGGAGCCTCATTGAGAATTCATTCCCAAGGTCGGTCTTGAACCTCTGCTCTAGAGCAGCGGCCTTGTAGACCTGATAAGCCTCCTCAATCTGAGAGGGGCTAACCGAAGTGGGGTCGATGTAGTCGTCAGCCTTGATTACGTTCTTGTTGCCACTTGGGGCAGCGCCGAAGTTCATCTTTGGCCTCTTACCTGAGTCATCCTCACCAGCGCCCTCAATGCTACCCTGACCTCTGTGGTCGTAGCCATGAGCACCCTCTTGGAGGTATGCCTTCTCGACACCTTCATCGTCACCAGCGTCCAGAGCGGTTCGTGCAGCCGTTGGGTCGTAGCCCGCAGACTTCACTGTGCTCTCTAGCCAGTTCAGATAATCGGTCGTGATGACATCCTCGAGGTCAGACTTGTCCATCTTCTCATCGTCTGACTCTTCGACTTTGTCACCATCGTCGTCATCTTTCTTGTCTTTACTTGCTTTCTCCGTGTCCTCTGCCTTCTCAGTAGCCTCCTCTGCCTTAACAGCAGCCTCGGCCTCATCAGCATCGTCGAGACGCTTGGAAAGCCTCTCTAACACGTTCTGCAACTCACTCATTGTATTTTCGTCATCAGTCATTGTATCACCTTTTTTTGTTGTATCCTCCTTCAGGATTCTAAACTGGGCCTCAGGATTGATGCCCTTCTCGCAAATGGTCACCTCATGCAACTCCATACGGCTTATCTCACGATAGTCACCTCTGGTGCCATCATGCTTGTTGACACGCTCGAAAGCCTGTCCACCGATGGAGAACGACTTAAGGTTCCCCTTGCGAATTTCTGCGGCCACTTCTCGGGCCTTCTCTATGTCATCTCTGAGTTTGATGACCACGAACATACCAGTCTCGTCTACCTCGGACTTCCAGACCCTGCCTGATGTGTCCTCGTATTGGGGGATTACCTCTCCCACTTGTATGTTCGAGTGTGCCAATTGGACGTTTCTGAAGCCGGGAGACTTCATGAACTTGCCAAAGGCGTCTTTGAGTGCGTTCTTGGTGATGAGGTCGCCCTGCTTGTCCACCATCTCGACTGATGCGTAGCCTGCGACGACTAGGTCACTAGACCTGCCTTTCAATAGAATTGGGTCCTCTATGGGAGCCTCCAGCACAAGCATCGTCCTTGAAACATCAACTCATGCTATATTAATCCCCATCATGAAACGGGGATTTTAACATGTTTCTCGTCTTTTTCTTTAGAGGGTGGTGAGAATTTCGGACAATCTTCCACTTTGTGTGCCAGACCCTGTTCGCACTCCTGCCCGGCTTTGGCGCCACACCAGCAAACGCCATCCTTCTCCTGCCGATGTGCGGGGTCGTGGTCAGGTAGGTTCTTCGGCTCTGTCAAGGTAGTGGGACCACTAGGTGACTCCACAGGGGTAGCGAAGTCAATACCAAGCCCCTTAGGGCCCGTGAAAGTGATTTTCTCCTTGAGGAGCCCGTCCATCATTTCCAATGCCGCTATCAGTTGCTTGGTGAGTTTGGGGTCCTTGAGAAGCCTCTCTGACGGTTTTAGCACCTTCTTGGGGTTCTTGGTGTGGTTAGCAGGTGGCTCAGGGACCACATTGGCCTTCTTGCTATCCTTCTTCTTGGTAGCCTCATGCTCGGAACGAAGGAGGACTGCTGCTAGGGGGGACCAATATTCACGCTGGGATTCAGCCAGTTTCAAGTGATAATCAGAGTCAGAATCAGCCTGTTTCAACAGGTAAGAATGGCCAATCTGCTCTGTTTCAAACGAAATATGGCTTTCGGGGAACTCCAGATGTATGGTTCCCTTCTTGACTCTGACTTTATGAGGGACATTGGGATTTGGTGACCTCGAGGCTATTTCGAGCGTTTCTATGCTATCAGTGCCTTCTGCCTCGGAATCTCGCAGGTATCTAGCCCCATTTAGGTTGTATATCCGCATCTTGTTGCGAACCTGTTGGGCAACAGATGGAACTCGCACTGTGATATACTGCCCTGCTTTGAGCCCAGAGTAGTGAACTGAGCCTACATCCATGTAGAAATCACCATCCAATTTGGTTGCCCTATTACCCAGCCTCCTCCCTTCATCGTCGAATAATGGCCCAATTCCTATTCTGTGGGTGTTTGCCTTGGATTCGAGGACAATGACGTCCAATTCCTTCTCGGGGGTCAAAAGCACCCATTTCGGGTGCCTACTCTCGCCACGCATGTATGTGGAGTCAGCATCTCGCAATAGGACCTGCTTCACCCCCTTTTCTCTCAATAGGTCCTTCACAGCCCTCTCCAAACCCTCAGAATCGACTCTTTTTGTGTTAATAGGGGCCGGAATAGAGACCCCTTCAGAGGCCGAAAATTGAGCCCTGAGATGGCGAATTCGGTCTTTAGATGGCATATTTTCCATCTTTTCGTCCCCAGAGGAGATAATATCGACGATATGGAGCGTATCAGTGTCCCAAATGCCATCAATGAGGAATTTAGCGCTGTGTGCGTCCTTTATTCCCTCCAAAACCTTGTTCGGGAGCGATATTTCTTCATTTTGGGCGTCATGGACCTTTATTTTGGTCTTCAACTTCTCTATCATGACTCTTTCGCCTTGTGGCCACGAACTAGCGACCCAATCGCCGGAAAACCCTCTCAAATGCGTCAAATCATCCAAATCGAAGATTCTGTGCATGGCTTTGATGGGAATTGGGCGCCCCGAGTCCTTCTTGTCAGACTTGTATAGCAAATCGACATCTGTCAGGGCATCTAAGGAGAGCATGATGTTCTGGTCTGGCTGACGTGCCTCTACGTCAAAGACTTGTCCCTCATCCACGTTGTCGTAGAGCAAGCCGGGCTGGATATCCGGCAGATGGCGTGTTATCCCACTGAAAACGTGGTTCACCACATTGGCGTTCATGGGCAGGAAGGTCTTGGGACTGCTAGATGTGGCATGACCGAGGGGGGCTCCAGTGAGGGGGTCTGTATATTCACTGACGCTTGGGGTCGCAGCCTCTTCGTGATGGATACCGAAATATCGCTTGAACCAAGCACTCTTGAAAGTGGCCATCGGCTTGATGTATCCTACACCAGCAGTGTGGAACTGCATTTCCCCAGACTTCTCATCCGCATCGGGATATCCCACTGGCAGCATCCCTGTGGTTGTGGTCCATTTCGGGGTATCCACGGGCTTCATCGCCCTCCCTAGGCAGAAGAGGAACTGAGCCAAGGCCCTCTGTCTCGACTCTACAGAGGTGTCTCTATTGTGTCGCAAAGCATTGAGGTGCTCGGGGAATGCATGGACCCCCTTGTCGGTCTTGGCCCTCTGCAATTCATCCATGACTATCTTCATGACAGATTGATTACCGTCATTCTCGGTTTGGAAAGTGTCGTAGAGATGTGCGAAATTCCTGCCTTCTGCTCTGACGCCATGCCTTTGTATGTCTTCGACCAGCCTGTCTGACAACGCCTTGGCCTGCAAAGCGGAACGAGCCCTCTTCCCGAGGGTTATGTGCCACGAAGTGGGTTTCTTCGGGTCACTCGGCCCCATTTCCTCAGGGTCATATGCTTGCATTCTAGGCTTCCAATGGAGGGGGTCTTGGCCCTTGTAGTGGTGACCGACCTCCCTGAGTATGTCCAATGCCTTGCTCGTCTCGGTCTGAGTCTTGGGTGTCTCCATCGCCTCGGGTGGCTCTATGCTCTGTAGAACTTCTTCCAAATGACCGAGTGCTTGCATCCTAGACGTCCCTAAGCCTTCCAATACCTCTTTGACGAGCGGATGGCCGGTAATGAATCGCTTGAGGATGTCTGCCCCCACGATGTCCTTCTGCCCATCAAGAAGATGCAAATCGAGTCCTCCGAGGATGTCATCCTTC